AAATGGAATGGTTCGTAAAGCACCATTACTAATGGATGCTGATAAAGTTCCAATGGATGAAAACGTTGGGAATGGTTCTAAGGTTAGAGTTCAATACAATGAGTGGGAAGCCACTAATAAGTTTGGAACTTTCAAGGGCCTGGATTTTCAAGCTATGCAAGTAGAAGAATTAATTTCTTATAAAGCCGGAGACGGAGATGAGTTTGATTCTATCGAAGGTGGCGAGGAGTTCTAAATGATTATTACTATAAATAATGATGATGGTTCTACTGCCTTTGATGTTAATAATATCAGCGATGATAATATTAAACAAGAAGCTACTGTCATAGTACAAAAGGTAGGTAACCTACAAGTTATCATTGAAGCCTTAGACTTTGCAAGTCGTACACATCGTGCTAACTTAGAAGAACTTCTAAAAGATAGAGAGGAAGCAATCGTTGAAACAGCCCCTGCTCGTAATGAGAAAGGTCAGTTTGTTGGTGACGACCCTGATACTATTGAAGATGAATCTAAAGTAGTAAAAGAATCTTAATTCTAACAACGCTAGGACACAGATTAAGTTCTGTGCCTAGCTTTTTTTTGGGTCAAACATGGAAAACAATTTAAAATTTGTAAAGTATCATCAGCCTTGTCCATCATGTGACAGTAGCGATGCCCTATCACTCAACGAGGATGGGTCTGGTAAATGTTTTAGTTGTCATAAGTTCTTTCCTAGTATTGATAAACAATCTACATTCAAATCAAACCAGGTAAAAACAAGTATGAAAGAAACAATAAAAGAACTGAATGCACATGGTGGTGTGTTCGCAAAGTTAACAGATAGAAACATAGCAAAAGAGACTGCTGAAAAGTATGGTGTCAAAGTTGTATATGACTCTAATGGTACGTTAGCTCAACATATATATCCTTTATATATTAACAATGAGCTTACGTCTAACAAAATTCGATACGTCAGGGATAAGAAATTTTCTTTTGATGTATCACCTAATGGTGTTGGACTTTTCGGTCAACAGTTATTCAAAGAGGGAGGTAAGTATCTTACCATAACGGAGGGAGAGTGCGATGCTATGGCAGCCTATGAACTACTTGGTAGTAAGTGGGCTGTCGTATCCGTTGTTAGAGGTGCAGCAGCAGCAGTAAAAGATATTAAAGAAAACCTTGAGTATACTTTACCTAATGGTTATAAAGATGCTAATGATATGTTGAACAAGGGACTCTTCAAAGAGTTTACTAGTTCTTGGTGGGATGCAAAGGTTTATACTCCTAGTGGTATCATTCGTGTATCAGAAAAACAATCTGAGTTTCTTAATCGTGAAAGAAAAGAAAGCATTCCCTATCCTTGGGAAGGTTTAAATAAAAAACTGTATGGCTTGAGACAAGGAGAGCTCGTAACTTTAACGGGTGGAACGGGTCTTGGTAAGTCTAGTATTACTAGAGAGCTTGAGCATTGGCTAGTTAAAAACACTGATGATAATGTAGGTATCATAGCATTAGAAGAAGATTGGAAACGCACAGTTGATGGTATCCTTTCTATTGAAGCTAACGCTAGGTTATACGTAGACCAGGAGAGAGATAAGTTTGATAAAGAAACTATCATGGATATGTTTGATAAGATATTTTCTAATGACAAAGTATTTATTCATGCTCACTTTGGAACGAATGAGATAGATGATATCTTTGCCAAGCTTAGATATCTTATTGTTGGATGTGATTGTAAGTGGGTAGTTGTTGACCATCTTCATATGTTAGTCAGTGCATTAGCAGAAGGAGATGAAAGAAGAGCCATTGATAATATTATGACTAGACTTAGAAGTTTAGTTGAAGAAACCGGGGCCGGATTAATATTAGTATCTCACTTGAGAAGAGTTGATGGAAACAAAGGTCACGAAAACGGAGTTGAAGTAAGTCTCTCTCATCTTCGTGGGTCTAACAGTATAGGACAGTTGTCTGATTGTGTTATAGCACTTGAAAGAAACCAACAATCCGATGATGATTTAGAAGCGAGGACAACAAAACTTCGTATACTTAAGTCAAGATATACAGGTGATGTAGGAATGGCTACATCTTTAGTGTATGATAAAGACTCTGGTCGTTTAACTGAATACTCTGATGCAGAGTTAATGAGCAATGAGGAAGAAACCTTACTGCCTTTCTAGGAATATTTATGGAATTAGTTTTTGATATAGAAACAAATGGATTGCTTTTTGATTTCAAAGAAAAAGTTTGGGATAAGGAAGCTAAAAAGAACATTGAAATTATAAGACCTGCAGCCACAACTATCTTTTGTATTGTTGCTATAGACGAGAATGACAATGTATATTCATTTGAACCCCATCAAATTGATGAGGGTATTAAATTTTTAGCTGAAGCTGATAAAATAATTGGTCATAATATTATTGGTTTTGATATACCAGCTATTAAGAAACTTAAAGGGGTGGACCTGTATGAACATACAGAAGCTCTTGATACCTTGACCCTGTCAAGACTTTTCCACCCCACCAGAGAGGGAGGTCATGGTATTGAAGCATGGGGTTATCGTTTAGGTGGTGTACAAAAAGTAGAGCATACAGATTGGACTCAGTATAGTCCGGAGATGTTAAAGAGATGTCAAGTAGATACTGTTATAAATAAAAAAGTTCTTGCAGCACTAAGAAAAGAAAGTCCTGGATTTTCTAAACAATGCATTGAGCTTGAACATGCTGTTGCCAAAGTAATTGCTGACCAACATGTTAATGGTTTTTACTTTGATGAAAAGTCAGCAACCTTTTTACTTAGTTCTTTAAACAAAAGAAGAAAAGAAGTTGAAGAGGAAGTACACAGAACATTTAAACCTAAGTGGGTCGATGTTAAAGAAGTACAACCTAAACTTAAAAAAGATGGTGAGCTTTCTAAATCTGGTCTATCTAACATAGAATACGAAGAACGAGTTAAAACAAAAGACCTTACTCCTTTCATGAGAAAAGAATTAAAAGAGTTTAACTTAGGTTCACGTCAACAGATTGGAGATTATCTAAAAGACTTTGGGTGGAAACCAAAACGTTTTACTCCAACGGGTCAACCTATTGTAGATGAGGGTACATTAAAACTAATAACTCATATCCCAGAAGCTAATTTAATTGCTGAGTATTTATTACTACAGAAAAGAGCAGCTCAAGTTGAGTCTTGGATAGATGCTGTTGAACTGACGGGTAAAAAAGATAGTAGAGTACATGCTAGTGTTATAACATTGGGTACAATTACTGGTCGCATGGCACATAGAAGTCCTAACATGGCTCAAGTACCTGCTGTTTACAGTCCTTATGGTAAAGAGTGTAGGTCTTGTTGGACTGTACCAAGTGGATATAAACTTGTAGGTGTAGATGCAAGTCAATTAGAATTAAGAATGTTAGCACACTACATGGCTGACGAGGATTATATAAATGAAATTATTAATGGAGACATTCACACGACTAACCAAAACCTTGCAGGACTTGAATCAAGAGACCAGGCAAAAACTTTCATCTATGCCCTCATTTACGGGGCCGGAGATGAAAAGATTGGAAGCGTTGTTGAAGGAAACAGAGACGAAGGTAAGAGATTGCGAGAACGCTTTCTTAGTGGTAACCCTGCATTTAAATCTCTTAAAGGAAGGATTGAAAGAGCAGCAGGGAAAGGATTCCTCAAAGGGGTAGATGGTAGAAAAATATTCTTACGACACAAACATGCAGCGTTAAATACTTTACTTCAGGGTGGTGGTTCTATCCTTATGAAACAAGGATTAGTCTTACTTGAACACCTTTTAAAACTAAACACGATTGATTATAAGTTTGTTGCTAACATTCATGATGAGTGGCAAATAGAAGTCAAAGAATCTCAAGCAGAATTTACAGGTCAACTTGCTGTTGATAGTCTTATCAAGGCAGGTGAACATTTAAAGCTTCGTTGTCCTATGGATGGTGAATACAAGATAGGAGGTAATTGGAGTGAAACCCATTAACATCCCCAAAGATTATATAAAAAGAAAATCTTCAACCGTTCCTTTTGGTTATGCTTTTAGTGAAATAGATGGCTATTTTAAACCTGTTGCTAGAGACTTAAAAATATTATACGTAGCACAAGAATGGATTAAAGAAGGTATTTCTTTAGATGAAGCAGTTTTTTTTATAACAGAAAACACCGACAAGACAATATCAAAACCAGGTCTTTGGAAAAAATTAAAAGGTAACAACCAAGTTGCTAATTTTTATAATGTAGATATTAAAAAATTAAAAAAAGTTTGTAAAATATGTAATAGAATATATTTTCATTCTCCGATAGGAACAAAAGTAAAAGGAACAGGCAAACGTAATTATTGTACTAAGTTTTGTAAGCGTACTAACATAGCTAGACAAAACAGAATTAGAAACCTATACAAAATGTTAAATAACAAACCTAAAAAAGGATTTATATACTGTATTACTAATCCTTCTTTTGAGGGCTGGGTAAAAGTAGGTAAAGCTATTGATACGGAAAAAAGACTAGCAAGTTTTAATGGAAGTACTCCTTATAGAAATTTTAAATTAGAGTATAAAAGAAAATTTGAAAATTATACAAGGGCAGAATATTTTTTGTTGTGTAAGTTAAACGTAGCTAGTGAAAAACAATCTAGCGAATGGTTTAAGATAGATTTAAATAAAGCAATAGACATAATAAAAAATTATCAAGATATAGATATTACTCCTGAAAATATTTATGAGTACCATAGCCCTAAAAGTAACTTGATTTCTAATTTACAAAGAATAACATATTATTAAATAAAGGAAATTTAAATGAAACCCACTAAAGAAAACAGAAAGAAGTTTGATATAGACTTAGAGTATGGTACAATTAGAGAAGATAAAGTAGCAGAAATGCTTACCAATAAAAAGGTAGAAGTTAAATCTGAACGTGGCATGTGGATGAAGACGGGCAACATAGCAATTGAATATCAAAGCTATGGTAAGCCCTCTGGTATCAAAGCAACTGAATCAGATTATTGGTTTCATAATCTTTGTATTGGAGACAATGAATATTGTACACTTGTTTTTAAGACTGATGTTCTTAGAACTATTGTTGATAAACTTGATACATTTAGAACTGTATCTGGT